AGTAAGGGTAAGATAGCAAAATCTGGAAAATCTTTGGAAAACATTTTAGACCTTGGCTGTTTTACTCTTAATCATTTCACCAGAACCTTTAATGTTTGACAGTGGATCGGATTGTGATTCAAACTTTATTCTATGTTTAGCAAAAGGAATTCCCTTGTGTTTAAAAATAACTGAGGTTCCTTTCTTTTCCACCGAAATGTGCTGTGGTGTTTTAAAAATGTGTTCATGTGCTTCTGCTGGATTAATAGCAGAATGTGACCCATCACCATATGCAGTATGTCTTATGTGAATGTGTCCTTCCTTCTGCATAGGGGTTTGGTGTGCATGAAGAACATGATCTCTGAGATGTTGTACTAAGTCTTTTGGCTCCATAGTGCTCAACTTGGAATACATGTGATCTGTAATCTTGTTCAAAACAACAGTATTACGCTTCTTTATATCAGCACTGATATTTGGATTATTTTTTACTATTTCTTTTCGTTCTGCCTTATTACTAGCTGCAGCTAGTTTAGGATGGGCTTTAAGAATATCAGCTCTATGTTTTTCTAGAATATCTTTGCCACCGTGTGTTGATTCTAGTCCTGGGTTTGATACCGGTATCTCAGATTTACCATCTGTTACTTTCAATGATATACCATGATGTCTAAAACCGCTTGGGTGTGTATGATCTTTGGTGGTTACTACGATATCAGAAGCATCTTCCTTTTGTGATGCTTCTATTCCTGTTGCCCGCTTGATGTCACCCGGCTTTGAAGTCCAATGAACCTTGTGAATACCACCCGAGCCCTTTAGTTGTGTCTTAATATGTTCGGCTGCAGATTTTGCTTTATTAAAAGCTTTCTTATATTCATCAGGATGCATTTCCTTTTTCAGTTTATCATGAACTTGTTTAGGACTCAAATCATTAACATCGGTATGCTTTTCCATATGCTTACCACCATTTAAATGATATCCCACCAACAGTTCGTGCATTACACCCTTAGTATTTTGAGACACCACTTCGTAAATAGTAAAATCCTCACATTTTTCTGATGATAGAAAACTCTTAAATGTTAACATAGTATTTCTCCGAACTTATCTACAAAATTTCTTATATTTATAAGTAACAAAAAGGGGCAGGAGTTTCCCCCTGCCCTGATACTATATTGAGATGAAATGCGAGGCTGAACCCCACAGTAGTTCCCCGCTATTCCTTTTGGTTATCCCCAATGCCGCCGACTGTCTAGATCAGGTTATTCCATCTCCGTCGAGTGTATATACTAGTTCATCGGATTTTCTACAAAACTCACACGATTTTTGAAAATAAAATCGGGAGTCCAACCGTCAAACCCACCTCCATTATTTAGATACTTGGCCTTAGCCCGGGCCATCTTGTAATCATTATATCCACCAATGACGTTTTCTGTAGCAACCTCAACAACAATATACGAGTTGAGGTTATCCTTCTTAACGATATAGTTCATCATGCAAATCCATCCATTCTCTTGTTGCCAAACTTTGATCTAGATTTGAAGAAATCAGAGTCACGTTCACCGAACCCAGTTTTATCCATCACAGGCGTGTCATCAATCAATCCTTCCGTGGCATTGTCAATATCATATAACTTCATCTTTGCTCTGTCAACACCAATCACAAACCTTTTGTTCTTGAATGGATCACTGAACCGATTCTTGAGTTGCTTAACCATTAACTGCCCAAGTTCTTGAAGCTCATCTGTGTTAATGAGAGCAAAGAAGAAGTCAAGAGTCATTGGAAGACCAAATGACTCAGATGTGTCAGTCATATCAATATCTGAGTTAACTGAGCCAGAACGATTAGTCTGTGTAGCAGTAAAAATAGGAACTTCGAACTCTACCGCGAGTCCCCTTAATTCCTCTGCGATGGCCTTGATATAAGTGTAACTGTTTACAGAGGCAGTATACTTAACGCGACTTGAAGCACAGATATTCAGATAGTCGATGTAGATGATGTCGGGGATAAAGTTCTTCTTGAGTTTCAACTCATTCAGTAAGTGTCGAAAGTTTGCACTGCCAGCCGATGCAGTAGGATATTCCTTAATAATCAACTTACCCGCAGTTTTACTCTTGACTCTACCAATCTTTTGGAGAAAGATATCCTTCGTCAACATCTGCAGCTCATCAATGGTAATGTTCAAGAGATTAGCATCAATACGTTCTGCAATTCTTTCCTCGGCCATTTCAAGTGTAATGTAGAGAACATTCTTACCATCCAGAAGATTACCAGCTGCTGAATGGCACATGAATAGACTCTTACCGGTACCAGTGCCAGCCATTACACACGACAAAGTCTTTTTAGGTAATCCACCCTTCGTAATCTTATTGAACATATCCAAATTCCAGCGGATACGATCTTCCTTACGATGATAGAACTCATATCGAGACTCGGCGTCGTCAATAAAATTGTGACCGATGTTGGTATCAAACGAAACAGCAAGTGCATCAGACAGGATCTTAGGAATAGCTTCCTTAGTATGATTTTCATCCTTATTATCTAGGATACGAATGGACTTCATAATGCCATTATAGACCGCCTTTTCCTGGCAGAACTTTTCAGTCTTTTCTACAATCCACTTTAAGTCTGTCTTTGGGTCATAGTTGTCCAAAGACTCAATTGTCTCTTTTGCCTGAGAAAAGATATGCTGATCCAGAGATTGTGAGTTTAGATCAATCAAGAGACTTTCTGTGGTGGGAAACTTGTTGTACTTGCCAACATACGTATTAATAAGATTAAATACGACCTTATCACTGGGATCCTGAAAGTACTCGTCCTTAAGAAAAGGTATGGTCTTTCGACCATACTCTTCGTTGTTTACTAGATTACTAAAAATGATCTTTTCGAACGTCATTACTTATTCCTCTTCAGTCGACCAAGAACTCCTCATCATCGTCTTTCCCAGAAGGAATATTGTTAGGATCCAATATTCCGAGTGAATACCTATTCTTGATCCATGTATTAAATGTTTCTTGTTCTAGAATCTTGGTCCAAAACTCTTCCGTTTCTGTATCCTTTATTCTATAGCGCTTTTCTTCTATTTCACCAGTATCCATATTAACTCTGGAATACCATCCATTGTTAGGCTTTATTACGTGACCGGATGCCAAGGCTAAGTCAAGAAGCCCAGAATATTTTTGAAGTCCTGACCCATATAATACCTTAAAGGTGAATTTAGACTTTTCCTTTACATATCTTGACTTTTCAACGTTAAGTGTGAAGTTCCAGCCAGCCAAATCAGTACCGTCTTTTTCTTGTGACTTGCCGATAATAAATGCCTGATTTGCGCTATAAATCAAACCAGAACCGCCGCTGATGATCTGTTTGGAATATAACTCCATCGTACTATACGTATGACAGATTGTAATACATGGAATATCCTTGGCAACCAAAGATGGTGTCACCATCCGAAAAAGTCCCTTGATAATTTTAGCTCTCTGCATTTCAGCCACAGACTTTTCATCAAGTGCGTCTTGAATTTCTTTAAGAGATCCGGTATTTCCTATGGAATCAATAATGAAGATTACCTTATCACCTCGCTCAATCTCTTTCAACTGCTTGACAATATCGAACTTTAGCATTTCCAAATGCTCAATAGGAACATGAAGAACTCTGGCAGGGTCGATGCCTTGCGCGGAAAGATAATCAGGAGTCATTCCGCCTTCACTATCATAAAGGACAGCCACGGCGTCTTCATACTTATCCAAATATGCCTTTGCGCAGACAAGAGAGAGAAGACTCTTATATGATCTACTAGGACCTGCAATTAATGTGAGACCACTGGTCAATCCTCCATCTAAGGATCCGCTAAAGGCAATATTAAGAATAGGAACTTCAGTTTGAACCGTGGTCTTCTTATTGAAGAAGACACTGTCGCTCATAATCGAAGAATGCTTAGTAGGACTATTAGCAAGAAGCTTCTTCAGAAGAGGATTTGTAGTTTTAGTGCCCATTATCTATACCTTCTTTTTGCAATTTGCGTTGTGAAATCTTATGATGTTAGGTTTGGAAGCTTTAATTCCACAGTGGATACATTCTTCCTTTGGTTTACTCTTTCTATTTGGATTGTGTTTACAGTAAGGTGAATGTTGATCTATATTTCTACTATAAAAGTCACAGTATGCACATTTTACTTAGGTTTTGAAAGTTTTGTCTCGGATATACTCGATCCAATTTTCTCTCTCCAACCGGGTATTTGTGATATATTTGATACCCCATAGCGTTCTTGTAGAGTTTTCTTTTGTTTTTCTCTAACTTTCTTTGCATTTTTCGGCATTTGCATAAAGTTAGATAGACCAGTTTCCTCTTTCAGTTTCATAGTAGAAACTTCTATAGGAGTAAGAAGTCCATTTTTCTTTTTATATTCTATATTTTCTATTATAGAAAGTCTTCTTTTCCTGTTTACATCCTGAAGTACTTCATGGTCTGCATTTTTCCCACTCAGAAAGGTTACCCTGATTGGCTTCATAACCACATTCGGGTACTAGATTATAAAAATCTGGGTTTTGGGGGGATATTGAACAAAAGAGAACAAAAAGAAGCAGCAAAGGCAAGTTCATCTTTGTCTTCTGTTGTACATATTATACATGTAACAATCCTAGACGGTATGGCTTTGAGTAACTTATTCCATTTCTTGCCAGAGCCTTTATATCTTTCATAATCCTTTCTTTTGGTTATGCAAAGATAATGCAGACCTGTTTCATAGTGAGTTTTTAAAAGTAACTTATAAGTTTTTTATCGGATCGCCTGAGGAATAGTAGTTTATAGAAACATTACTTATACCTGATTCTAAAATAGTTTTTCTATAGTCCATGGTCGAGTTTCCTTTATCGGGCTTTTTGTATTTTACTTCAGACCCAGCCTGAAGGAAGAAACTTCTCTTTTAATATATTTAGAAGTTTATACTATCACATTCATTACAAATAGTCAACCGTCAATAAGCTTGTCGATCTTCTTAATGAAGCTGTCGATCTTGACAACTCTTTCACTACCCTTCCACTTGATGATATCTTTATCGGGATTAGACTTAAGGTTGAGCAACAGAGGCATAATCATATCTCTGAGTTGCTTAGCCTTATCTTTACTTTCCACAACGGATGAAAGTTCCGTTTCATCTACAATCGAAAATCCAAAATCATCGTTGTTCATTTTCTTCATGTTCTCCTCAAGTTTCTTTTCATCCCAAGAA